TCTGATAGCTTGTAACCTGTCTTGTCTCAATACTTCGCCTTGGTATACTTCTAAAGTTTGCGCTTTAACTCGTTCGTAAGCTAGATCTTTTTGTTTCTTAAAACTTTCAGTGATCTGGTTTCTTATTCCTATTTCGTTTTTACCTTCTAAAGCTACTGCTTCTTGAACTGTTAATACGTCTATAGTTGTCTGATACTGTTCTTCCAGTAAGGCTATTTTAATGTCATACTGTTTCTTTTCTGTGGCCGATAAACTATTAAATTTTGCTTTTTCATTGGTTATTTGTTGCTGTAGTTGAAAATCTTTTATGGTTAGATTGCGACTTTCTTGACGTATCTGCCGTTCTGCTAATGCCACTGCATTGGCTTGAGCTATTCGCTGCCTCTCTAGGTCTGCGGCCTGCTCTGCTTCTGTTTTTTCTAGTTGGAGTATAGTCTGAATGTCTTTAGTTGATTTTGCTCGCTCTGCTACTAGTTGAGCTCTAGTTCTATCTAGGTCTGCTAACGTTTGAGTTATTCCTACAGCAGCTTTCAGTGCGGCTAAGTCGTCTCTACGTGCTGTAAGAGCTTGACTTACAGCTGCTAATTTAGCTTCGTTTATTTCGTTCTGAATACTTTTTTCTTGTTTAGCTAGTTCAATTAATTTTTCTTCAGCTGCTGTAACTTGTATTCTGTTTACTATCTGGTCCGTCAGCTCCGGTCCTACTAAATTTACACCTTTAACCTTGTTTACTTGTGCTAGTGCGTTTGCTTCTGCAGCTAGATCTTCTTTACTTACGTCAGCGCCTACTGCTCTATTACGGTCTCTTATTTTATTGTATGCTGCTTGTGCTGCAAACGCTTCTTTATTTGCAGGTTTATCTCTATCTGCAATACCCTTTAGTGTCTCTACAAGCCCTTTAAGAGGGCCAGCTGATAGCCTTTGTAGTTGGATACCTAGTTCTGTCCAAATATTTTTTAAATCGCTGCTCGATTTAGATAGATCCTCAAACTCTTTTACCGCTCCAGGGCCATAGACTTCGTCAAAACGCTCACGCAAAATATCTGCAACTTGTGATGATCGACCTTCACCTATTAAAAACTCGGCCCGACCACCGAAACCACCGCTAGCACCGCGTCCCAACTTAGGTACTATTTCGTTTGCTGTTGCTCCTAATTTTCCGAAGGCGTCCGCTGTGGATAGTGCTGCAGCACCTAAGGCGTCTAGTTGTTGGCCGAGCGCTCCACCGATGATGGAGCCGCCGAAGCCGCCAAGTAGTGCGCCGCCTACGCCACCGAGGACAGAGCCGGGGCCGCCGCCAAACAGCAGCGGGAAGCCAGCGCCAGCTGAGAGGTTTGTTGCTGTCCGCCCGAAGCCCAGCAGACCTTGGCCCTTGCCTTTGCCTTTGGCCTTAGTTTCTGCCTTAGCTGCTTTGGCGGTTCTTTCTGTTGCTTTGGCTGTTCTTTCTGCTGCCTTTGCTCTTTTCCCTTCTGCTCTAGCTGCAGCTTCTACATACTTAGGACTACCTGGGATGTTTGCACTTCCGCGTATAGGGCTTCTTGCTCCGACAGTGGTTTTAGTGCTCTTAGCTATGCGTTCGTAGTATTCAGCTTTCTTTCTTAGTGCTGAATCACTGCCCAATACAGATTGGGCTCTCATCGGCGATGAGATTGCTTTTACACTCGTAGCTATCTGGTCGTAATACTTAGCTTTAGCTCTTATAGCGTCGTCACTACCTAGTACAGATCTATCTGCTAATCGAGAAGAAGGACCACCCGCTTTGGCTAGTTTTTCTATTGCTTTGGCTTGGGCTTCTACATATTTAGGACTGCCGGGAGTATTAGCAGATCCGCGTATAGGAGACCGCGCTCCACCCATTGCTTGCTTTCTTTTTTGTTCTGCAGCTGCAACTTTCTCTAAGGCTTGTGCTGCTTTTGTGTTTGCTGCTGCTTGTGCTTGTATGTACTTAGGGCTACCTGGGGTTTCTGCAGATCCACCTACGGGACTTCTAGCTCCGCCTAATGCTTGGTTACGTCTTTGTTCTGCTACTGCTACCTTATCTAGTTCTCTCGCAGCTTTAGCTGTTGCGTTAGCTTGAGCTTCAATGTACTTAGGGCTGCCGGGAGTAGTAGTAGAGCCGCCAACAGGGCTGCGGGCACCGCCACTGAGCGTTCCAGGGCGGGTTACTTTGTTTGCTCGCTCTAGTAGTTTAAGTTTTTGTTGTAACTTAGCGTCTACAGTTTTAGCTAGATCTACACTGCCTGCATCATTTAATTTGTTGAGTTCATCGCGTAGTTTTCTTACTTGTTTTAGTGCGCTATCCGTTTGGCCGGTATCACCTAGAAGATTTATGCGCTTGTTGTAGCCAGCTACATCGCGCTGTACTTTTGCTTGCGCTTTGTTGGTTCTGTTTATTTCTCTGCGTACTTGTAGCTCTTTCTCTAGAGCTGCGTTTACAGAGTTTTGTATGCCTAAGCTATCTTTAGCAGCGTCTGAAGCTTTTCTTAGGTCTGCTATACGTTTAGCAGAGCCAGCGTCTTCGCCTGCGCCTGCACGTTGCAGTGCCTTATCTATAGTAAGTCTACGTTGTTTGGCTGCAACTAGACGTACTTCGTTCTCTAGTAGTTTCTCTGCGCGGGTGACTGCCTGCTTGTCTTCACGTACAACAGCTCCGACTTGTGTTTTTGTAGCTTTATTTTGAAGTTTACTTAGTTTGTTTTCTAGCTTTTCAACTACTGCAAACGCTTTTTGGGCGTTTACTAGGATACTAATATTGGCATCAAACTGAGCCATCGACCGCTAGCACTACGTTCCAACAGTCTAGCGGCGGCTGCTCTTAGCCTTTTTCATGGCTTTGTCTTGCTCATCATTCAAGTGGCCGAAGTAGGCGCTCCAGAGGAGGAGCTCTTCTTCGGTTACTTCTTCGAGGAGGCGGCGGAGGCTGTAGCCCAGTTCTTTGGCTACTCCCATGCAGAGGAGTAGCCATGAATCCTTACTCAGCTCCGTCTTCAGAACTTTTCATATCGAGAGCTTCGTCGTCCTCTTCGCCACCGAGGACTGCCAGCATTAGGGACTGGAGGTCGGAGTCGCGAACTGCGTTCTTGAGGTCGGCGATGTCGCCGGGGCCGAAGAGTGGGGTGCCGTTGCTGTCTTTGGCTTTGCGTACCAGGAGCTGGAGCGCGAAGGCGTTGGGGTCGTCGCTTCGGGCGTCTTTCTTGGCGCGTTCTCGTTCTGCTGCGGTGAGGGGAGTGACCCACATGACTACGACATCGCCGCCTTCGAGGGTGATTTCTCTTTTGACGGGATCGAGGCGGGCAGCTTTCTTTAACTTGTCGATGAAACGTCCGGCCATAGATACCTCTAGTACATAAAAACTATAGCGTATTGCATAAAAAACCCCGCTGTCTCAAGGCGGGGTAGTTCACTCGACAGTCTGAATTTATCAGGCTTTGAGGCCGAATGCAGAAACCATTTTCTTCACGGAGAAGCTGAGTTCTGCCTGGGTAGGCTCGTCAGGATTAACCGAGAATGACATGCCGCTGATGTTGATGTAAGCGTCAACAAATAGGCTGGCTGCGTCATCGACACCGCTGCCGTCGCTCTTCGTTGAAACGTAGAGCTTGGTACGCGCACCAGTCTGGTCCTTGAGGACAGCTGAACCGAGGAGACGGTTGGAGATGTTCTCTTGGTCGCCGGTGAAGTAGACCGTCATCGTTCCAGTGGCGGAAGCGAAGCCGGATTGGGTTTGACGGAAGTTAGCCAGCTTGGAGCAACCATCGTCTGCGCTGTCGAAGCAGGGCAGAGTTGTGACGTCGAGTTCTTCACGGGAGATGTCCAGTGAGAATTCGCGTACTCCGCAGACTGCGTAGAAATCGCAAAGTTCGATTTCGATGATGCCTGCGTTGGCTGTGCCTGTGCCGCCGTCACCGTTGACAGTGATGGCTGTTCCAGCGACTGTGCCGGATACTTCGATCCAGTCGGAGCCGGTGGCGACAACGTAGTAGCCACGAACGCCACTAGCTGCACTGAAAACGCTGTCGACTTCGATGGTGAAGCCGCTTCCGCCGCCGCTACCTACGGAAGCGTCATCGACACTCAGTTGGTCGGTGGCTTTGTAGTCTTGGCCGCCATCAACGAGGATGGAACCAGGAGCCATGCCACCGCCGGAAACGAGGATGTCTGCTGTCGCTCCAGAGCCTGAACCGCCTGTGAGGGCGACGCCGGTGTAGGTGCCGTCGGTGTAGCCGGATCCGGCAACGGCGCTGCCGAAGCTGAGGATCGTTCCATCCTGAACAACCCTTGTGATAGGGCGGTCCGGGTCGGTGCTTGCCTGGAACGCAGTGTCTATGCTCGCGCCCGTGCCTTCGTAGAAGCAGACGATGTCGCCTACTCGGAAGTCGTGGGTGCAGGGAACTGTGATGTGGCTTGTGGTGCCATCAGTCCCGAAGTCGGAAAAATCATTCAGGCAGAATGACGTTCCAGGGGGTTTAAATTCGATGGAGCCGTCTTGTCCTGTAAGGACGCTGTCTCCGCAAATTTCAGCCATGTGGCCTCCTAAGAAAAACTGGGGTGTGGGGGCGTTCTCCTAGGCGGGGGCTCCTAGGTATAGGCACTGCCTATTTAGGACTATTCTAAGGCGCTTCGTTGTGGGCGCGGACAGACATAGATAGGGATGCAAAGTATTAAGGGCGGTCGTCCAGTTCGGTGAAGTTGGGGCCGTTGATGTCGGTTACGCCTTTGAGTGAAAGCATCTCGCAGAAGAGGAGTTCCATTACTTCTTGGGCGCGGGCTGGGCCACGGCCTTTGGGGCCGAAGTATTCGATGATGAACGACCCACGGATGTTTTCGAGGTTGGTGCAATCGCCGACGATGCCTTCCATCATTGCGCCAAATTGGAGGCGGGCTTCTACGAATTCGGAGTAGGCGTCACCGTTGGGCTCCAGTGTGTTGGCTGGGCGGTATGGAATGCTGAGTGCCGTGCATGCGTCGACAACAGGTGTCTCAAAATGACGGCGGATGTCCTGTAAAGTCATATTCCAATCCTCCCTTTGAAGTTCTTTATTTTAGGGTCTTGGCTTGTTTTGTTTGTGGCTAGCTGGATTGTTGTGGCTAATCCGCCGCCTTGAGTGTAGTTGACGTACCAGTCCTGTCTAGCTGTTTCCCTTCCGGCTTTTATACGTCCGGGCACTATATCTTTAGCGATGTCTCTGTACTCCATACGATTGTCGATGGTGTATTTAATGGGGCCTTTCTTTGGGGCGTTGGGAAAATCAACACCGGCTTTTAATCTTGTTACTTGGCGGGGTTGCGGTCCTGCTTCTTGGCGCTCTTTCCTTGTTCCTTTTCCGGGGGTGCTGGCAGGTATTGGTTTGCCGCTGGTTACTTCCCAAGCTTCTTCAAATTCGCCGGTCCAGTAGGGTCCGCGTATCTTTAGTTGGGTTGTAATCTCTTCCGCTGCTTTTTCAGCAACTTCAGCCTTTATAAGGTTGATGTAGGTGTCAAAGTCACCAAAATCTAAGCCTAGTTTTGCCATTATTGGGGCCTCGCAACAATGTTGTAGAAGACTGGTTTGTCGCCACGGTAGGTTTTGGGCTCGATGATTTTCATGTATTGGTCGGGCGCTCCATCGCGAGGGACGAGGAAGTAGTCGGCTTCGGTGAGGTAGATGTAGTTGATTTGGACTGGGTCGATCAGTATTTTTACGTCGTTGGCTTGGTATAGGCCGCCGGCTTCGGTGATGTCGAGGCTGGTGATTACGACTTTTACGTTGTAAACAATCTCATTTTCGACGGTTTCGCCTGTGTTGATGTCGTAGGTGGGGTTGCCCTTCGTTATTAATTGGGCAGGTTGGCCCCATTCGGCGATTAGTTCGTCCGCAAAGTCAAAGGTGGTGTCTACTTTGCTCATTAGTTACGGAAAAGGCGCACCATCTTATTGTCGCCTAACGAGATTCAGGTGACCCAGCAGCTCAGGAGGTCGCGGATCCATGGGAAGGATTGGAGTATTAGGGGGTCGCCGCAAGAGTCGCAGCTGTTGGATTCGGGATTGCTGAATTCGTCGTATTCGATTTCAAGGACGTCTAGTTTTTGACGCTTGACGTACGTTCCAGTTGGAGCGACGCTGCCGCCGCCTCCGATGT